GGCGTACCACGAGCACGAGAGCGAGTACCCGTGGGAGTTCTGCCCGCGATGCGGCGCGAAGGTGGTGGGCGAATGAGCCTTGACGACGTCGCCATGCTGGCGAGCCTGGTGGCCCTGGCCGTCTCGGTCCTGGTCCTGCTGGTATCCACGTGGAGGTGGCGCCCGTGAGCGAGGCGAAGAACGCGAGGAGGCGCGAGCGCTACGCGACCGACGTCGAGTTCCGCGAGCGGGAAAAGGCGAAGTCGAGGGCCTGGAAGGAAGCCAACCGCGACTACATACACGAGCGGGAGAGGAAGGGGCGGGAGCGCATGAGGGAGGCGCTGGGCAGGCCGGAGCGCTACTGCATGCCATGGACAACGGGCGAGATGGCAGAGCTCCGAGGCATGGTGGGCATGAGCCGCCGCGAGATAGCCGAGAGGCTGCGGCGGAGCGAGGCGGGCGTGAAGCGCCGCGCGGAGTCCATGGGCATGTGCTGGGACGGCACGCGCAGGCTCGCGGAGCGCCCGACGGACGGCGACGTGACCGACGGCCTAAGGCGGCTCGCCGAGGGGAGGGCTTTCTATGCGTGACGCATGCCAGATGGCCGTGAGCCTTGACGAGGGCGCCTACATGCCCGAGCGGGCCCACGACGAGGACGCGGGGCTGGACCTGCGGACGCCGGTGGGCTTCACGCTGTTCTCATGGTCGAGCGCGACCATCGACACCGGCGTGCACGTGCAGCTGCCGCCTGGCACCTGCGGCCTGCTCGTGAGCAAGAGCGGGCTCAACGTCAACAACGGCATCACCTCGACTGGCCTCATCGACGAGGGCTACTCGGGCTCCATCAGGGTGAGGCTGTACAACATGGACGAGAGGCCGAGGACGTTCGAGCCCGGCGACAAGATATCCCAGCTCGTGGTGCTGCCGTTCGTCCACGCGGAGCCCTTCGAGGTCGACGGCGTCGAGGGCGGCGAGCGCGGCGCGTGCGGCTTCGGCAGCACCGGGAGATGACGAGGAGGTAAACCGATGCACGTCGTGAGGATACTCAACGCGCCCGACGGGCGCCTGCTTGAGACGAACATACGGGACCTGCTGGCGCGGGCGACCGACGAGAGCAACCTATCCATTCAGTACAGGCCGCTCGTGATCGACTCGCACGGCCGCGACAGGGTGGTGCAGATGGCGCTGGTCGAGTTCGACTGCGTCTCTTTCGACGAGGGGTGGGGCGATTGATAGGGCAGGCGTTCGCGGCGGGGCTGTTCGGGACGTTCGGCGCGATAGTGGCGCTCATGATCGTGGCGGTGCTGCTGCTGGTCTTCGAGCTGCTGACCGACAGGTGAGCCCATGTCGGCGGCGCACGACTACTTCTGCGCCGTGAGGCGCGACGCGCGGCGTATGAAGGTGGTGTTCGAGGAGCTTGGGCGGATGCGGGACGCGGCGCTTGGCTCGTGCCCGCCCGACGGCATGCCCAGGGCGAAGGGCCCGCGCGACTACACCGCCGCGATAGACGACGTGCTCGACGCCGAGCGCGACGCCATCGTTGAGTACCGCGAGCTCGTGTCGTCCCTCGCCGACGCGCGCAGGGTGATACGCGGCGTGGCCGAGACGTTCGACGGGCGGCACGCGAGGGCGCTGCTGCTGCACTACGTCCGCGACCACTCGTACAAGGACATGTCGATAGAGATGTGCGAGCCGAGGTCGACCGTGCAGTACATCGTCTCGTCGGCCGTTGACTGGTGCGACTACAAGGGGCTGTCACGCATGCGCGAGGCTGGCTCCGGGGAGTCGGGCACAACATGTTGTGCCGTCTTTGAGTAGACGACGCTACATATTGTTTCGTACGGCAGAGATGCTATAATGCTAAGCTAGTTCGTAGTATGCAGAGGGGCCGTATCCCACCACGGGGTATGGCCCCTTTCGCGTTTGGAGACCCGCATGCCGACCGACCCTAGGCACACGAAGAGATGGCAGAGGGTCAAGTACGAGGCGTACGCGCGCGACCGCGCCGCCGACGCCCCGTGCTGGGTGTGCGGCCGGAGGATAGACTACCGGCTCGCCGGTGGCCCATGGGCCTACGAGCCCGACCACTACTACGCCGTGAAGGACCACCCGGAGCTCGCCTTCGACCTCGCGAACCTGAGGCCGTCGCACGCGCACTGCAACCGCGCGCGCGGGGACGGCAGCAGGCCGCGCAGGCAGCCAGGTGGGCTCGGCAAGCCGTCAAGGGAGTGGTGAGAGGACATGCCGTTCGAGGAAAGCCGCGCGCGGATCGCGCGATATCTCAAGACCCTGCCGGAGCCACGACGGGCGCTGTTCGGGAGCCTCGCCGACGAGGTCGCGTTCCTTGAGTCCAAGCTTGAGGAGTCGCGCCTCCTGCTTGAGGTCGACGGCTTATCGTACCAGCCGGTGGACCAGGACGGCGCGCCGACGGGCATCAGGCGCAAGAACCCGGAGTTCGAGGTCTACCTGTCCGCGTTCTCGCAGTACTGCAGGGCCCTCGCGATGCTGGCGCCCCCGGAGAGGGCGGCCGCCGGCGCCGAGGAGCCACAGCCCAAGTCGTCGCTCGCCGACTTCAAGTCGAAGTACTCGGGCCTCCGGCTCGCCAAGTAGGTGAGATCCGATGGGACGTGAACTTCCGGTCGTCATGGGGCTCACGGAGCCGCGCATCTACACGCCGCCGCTCCGCGAGCTGACCCCGGAGACCTCGCTGGGCTTCGCCGTCTGCGACTTCGCCGAGATGGTGCTGGGGATAGGGCTGCTGCCGTGGGAGCGGTGGCTGTTCGTGCACGCCCTTGAGATAACGGGCAGCCTCGACGGCGAGTGGCGGTTCAGGTACCGCAAGGTCGTGTGCCTCGTGGCGCGGCAGAACGGCAAGACCGTCATGGGAGTCGTGCTCAGCGCGTTCTTCCTTTTCGCGCTTGAGGTCGACCGCATACTCGGCACGAGCCTGAACCTGGCGAAGGCCGAGGAGGTGTGGGAGAAGCTCATCGAGATAATCGAGGGCAGCCCTGAGCTCGCCTCGCAGCTCGTCCACGTGTACAGAAAGAACGGGCACGAGAGGCTCAAGCTCACTGGCGGCAGGACGTACGCGATCGCGGCCATCAAGGGCTCGGCGTCGACGAGCGGCGGCCGCGGCGACTCGAACGACCTCGTGCTGCTCGACGAGCTTCGCGAGCACCGCACGTGGGACGCGTGGAGCGCGACGACCAAGTCGACGAACGCGCGGCCGCTCGGCATGGCGTGGTGCATGACCAACGCCGGCGACGTCAACTCCGTGGTGTTGCGCAAGCTTCGCGTCAAGGCGCACGTGCGCCTGGGGGACCCCGACGGATTCGCGTTCGACCTGCTCAAGGAGCTGCCGAAGGCCAAGGACGAGGACGACTCGGTCGACACGCTCGGCTGGTTCGAGTGGAGCGCGCCCCCGGGGTGCGACGTCGACGACGTCGAGGCGCTCGCCCAGGCCAACCCCTCGCTCGGGTACGGCTTCATGGAGCTGCGCACGCTGCTGTCGGACGCGGAGACCGACGACGAGCCCGACTTCCGGGCAGAGGTCCTGTGCCAGTTCGTCGAGGTCGCGTCGCGGCGCGCGTTCCCGGGCGCCTCGTGGAGCATGAGCACCGACGAGGCGTCGGAAATCGCGGAGGGGCAGACCGTGTACTTCGGCGTCGACGTGTCTGCCGACCGCTCGATGACGAGCATAGCGGCGTGCGGCATGCGCGCAGACGGAACGTGGCACGTAGAGCTGGTCGCCCGCGACGTGGGCATCGACTGGGCCGTCGACTGGATATCCGAGCGGGCCTCACGCGGGCAGCTCCACCTCGCATGGCAGAAGAACGGCGCGACCGTGTCTACCGTGGGGGACAGGCTCAGGAACATACTCAACGTCGTCACGCACGAGATGGGCGGCACGAACCTGACGGCGTGCTTCGGCAGGTTCTGGGACGCGATAGCGGCCTCGGACCCCGACTCGGGGATCAGGGCGGCGCAGTGCTTCCACAGGCCGCAGCCTGACCTCGACATGGCGGCGGGCATAGCGGTGCAGAAGCCGCTTCGTGACGGCGAGTGGGTCTTCGACAGGAACAAGTCGCCGGGCGACATTTCGGCGCTCTGCGCGTGCGTGATGGCGTTCGGCGCGGCGACGATCAGCGACGACAAGCAGAAGAAGCCGCTGCCGAGCGCTTACAACGACGAGCACGCGCTCGTCTACGTGTGATGAGGAGGTGTGGCCAGGTGGGAGTCTTGAGGGACCTGCTCAGGCCGAGGCCGGCCGTCGTCCGCTACGCCAACGTGGCCGACATGTGCGCGGCCGTCGACGGAATGTCCGTCGCCGAGCTGTACAGGACGCAGCCCAACCTGCAGGCCGTCATCGGGAGGATATCTCGCGACATTGCGCAGCTCCCTCTCAAGGTCTACCGTCGGCGCGGCGACGACAGGGTGAGGGACAGGGACTCGACGCTCGCGAGGCTGCTCGAAAGGCCGAACCCTGACATGACGGGCTTCGAGCTCATCAGGACGCTCGTGAGCGACCTCAAGCTCTACGACTTCGCGCTGTGGGTCGTCGGCCGCGACTCCGAGAGCGACTCGGGGTGGCAGATAAGGCCGATACCACCGGCCTGGGTGGTGGACCGCAGGGGCGGCAACGCGTTCGCGGACGACACGTACTACGTGGTGGCCAGGAACGGCTCGGGCACGCCCGTGCCGATACCCGCCGAGACGTGCGTGGTGTTCCACGGGTACGACCCCGGCTCGCCGTCGTCCGGCTCGACCGCGATTCGCGCGCTCAAGTCGACGATCAAGGAGCAGATGGCGGCCCAGCGCTACCGCAACTTCGCGTGGGACCGCGGCCTCCTGGTCACCGGCTTCGTCTCGCGCCCCGCGACCGTGGAGCCGTGGACCGAGTCGGTGCGCAACAGGTTCGTCAAGTCGCTGCGCCAGAACTGGACGCGCGACGGGGAGAACGCGGGCGGCACGCCGGTGCTTGAGGACGGCATGATGTACCACACCGTGGAGCCCGCGACGCGCGAGAAGGACTGGGTGGAGTCCGTCAGGCTCGCCCGCGAGGACGTCGCCTCCGCGTTCGGCGTGAACCCGGCGATAATCTGGCCCGGCAACGACGCCCAGACGTACGCCACGGCGAAGGACAACGCGAGGTCGTACTACGCGGACACGCTGAGCCCGGACCTGCGCTTCATCGCCGACAGGATAAACTCCGGCCTCACCAGGATACTCGGGGTGAACCCCGCGAGGTACTACGCGGAGTTCGACCTGCAGGCCAAGCTGCAGGGCAGCTTCGAGGAGCAGGTATCGAGCCTGCAGACCTCGGTGGGCGGCCCGTTCATGACGCGTGCCGAGGCGCGCGCGAGGATGAACCTGCCGTTCATCGACGGCACCGACGAGCTCATCGTCCCACTCAACGTCGTGACCGGCGGGCTCGCGAGCCCGACCGACACGGACCCGACCGTGGAGCGGTACGGCGGCAGCTCGCGCGACGCGTGCCGCAAGGCGCACGGCGATGGCGGCGCGCGTCACATGGCCAAGGCGAGCGACGGCTCGGTCGACTCCGCCCGCGCCGTGCTCGACGCGTTCTGGGAGCGCCAGGGCAAGGCCGTCTGCTCCGCCATGGGCGCCTCGAAGGCGCGCAAGGCCGAGGGAGACGGCGACGACGGCGACCCGCCGTGGTGGGACCGCGAGCGCTGGGACCGGGAGCTCACCGAGGACCTGCACCCGGTGGTGACCGAGATAGCGGGCGAGTCGGTGCGCGAGACGCTCGCGGCGCTCGGGCTCGACCCGGAGGCGTACGACCTCGACGAGGACGCGAAATTCGTGGAGGGCCTCGCGAGCCGTCGGGCGCGCATGCTCAACGACGCGACGCTCCGCGACCTCATGGGGCTCGACGACGACGAGTCCCCGCAGCAGGTGTTCGACCGGGCGAGGCGGGATCGCAGCGAGCGCAACGCGCGCACGCTCGCGACCGCCGTCGCAGCCTGGGCGACCGTCAGGAGCGCGGGCGCGGCGACGGGCGGCAAGGCAATGAAGACGTGGGTCACGGGGCAGAACCCGAGGCCGACGCACGCGGCCATGAACGGCGACACCGTCGAGTGCTACGGGCTGTTCTCGAACGGCTCGCAGTGGCCTGGCGACACCGAGCGCCTCGACGTGGCCGAGGTCGCGAACTGCAACTGCACGGTGGAGGTGTACCTGCCGTGATTCACGTGATCATGGGCCCGCCATGCGCGGGCAAGTCCACGTACGTCAGGGAGCACGCGCGGCCGGGGGACCTCGTGGTCGACTTCGACGCCATAGCGGCGACGCTGGGCGCGACCGGGCCCCACGCGGCCGACGGGCTCGTTAGGCAGGCGGCCTTCGCGGCGCGGCGCGCGG